NGTCCCACTACCTCCACTTGCATTTAGAACAATTCCATCTGGATTTGCTTCCTGAACACCCTGTCCAAAATAGGCGTCAGTGACATTTCCAAAACTTCCAGATCCACCGACAACCCATTGAGCACCAGCAGTTATTAGAGCACCATAACCTAATGCAATTGAATATGAATGAGTACCATCACCAGTTGCTGGGCCTGCCTCTCTTCCCAAATAAATATTTCCAGTTCCTGTTGTATTATATCTTCCGGCATTAGCGCCAAGTCCTGCATTGCTTGCTCCTGACGTATTCGCATAACCAGATGATCCACCAATGTATGTATTTGAATTACCTGAGCAAGATGCATCAGCAAATGCAGTATAACCAACTGCTACATTACCAACACCAGTAGCACTCCAACCTGCTTTATATCCAAAATAACAATTACTATCTGCATTACCTCCTAACTCATATCCGGATTGAAATCCGACACATGTATTTTCACCTGAATTAGCCCCTGCTAAATATCCAGAATCACTACCAATCCAAACATTTCCAGATTCATTAGTTGGCGATCTCCCTGCTCTATATCCAATTCCAACATTATCAGATGTAAGATTTGAATATAATGCCTCATATCCCAAACCAACATTTCTATCTCCACTAACATTTAGATAACCAGCAGAATCTCCTATAAAAGTATCATCTTCTGCTCCAGCCCCTTGTCCACCTCCTGCACCTTTCCCTACATTAGTATTACTATTTCCTGCAACTATAGATAATACCTGATTCCCCGCTATATAATATGCTTTTCCATCGGGAACATTGATACCATTTGCAGTTACTTTAGCTTTCTCAGTCAAGGATTGAAGTGTAGATCCAGAAGCGCCAGCATCTGAAGTCATGAATATTATCTCGGCTCCAGTTGCATTTCCTGTAGATTTTCCAGCTGCAATTGTTAGATCTGCTCCTACATTGTCTGTTCCACTTCCACCCGTTGCGTTTAGAGTAGCGCCAGCAGGACTAGCTTCTACAATACCTTGACCAAAATAAGTATTGCCCCCACTAACTACAGCTGTTGTAATACTATCGTTCCCGAAAGTCATTGTATTTGTGCCATGTCCTATTGCATCAAATCCTACGACAATTTCATTACTAGTTCCATCCTCAAGAGCCTTAGTGCTAGTGCCAAGATAAATACCTTGATCAGAAGAAGTATTTGGCGAGGAACCATTGGCGAGATAGCGACCTGCTCTATAGCCCAACGCAACATTTTCACAACCTGCTTGATTTGAATATAAAGTTTCTGGTCCTAATGCACAATTCTTAGCCCCTTGAGTAATAGAACCCAAAGCATAGATTCCAACTGCAGCATTGTTTTGTCCTGAAGTGGCAGTAGATAAAGCACTATATCCAACGATAGTATTAAAATCACCAAGAGTGACTGATTTCCCAGCGTCTTCACCAACGAAAGTATTATAATCACCATCTGCAGTCGTTGCAGCCCCTGCATTTTTCCCAACAAATGTATTATAATCAGCTTGAACGGTTTTAAGAATCGTATTTCCACCCTGCTCAAAACCATTGACCGCATCAAATGCTGCCGCATCTATATCATCAACGAAATAACTATTTCCACCAGCGCTATATATGGCATAGTTAAGAGTAGCACCACCGGTTACATCTTCTAAGTAAAGACCATATTGATTGGTAAGTGTCCCACCACCATCATTGTCCGCAAAATAGAAACCATATCCATCGACGATCGTTCCATTACTTGCTTTGACTTTTGCTACTACAGCTCTCGCATCATCAATCTGTCCACCAGCCATTTGAAAGATATTGGCTCGAAGGGCTTCAGCATTAGTAGTCGTTCCCTGATCATTTTGAGCAATTGCGAGAGACCCTATTAGTGAGTCTACATGACCTGCCGCATTATTCCAAGCAAAATGTTGTTCAGCCCATAAACCAGCTATTGAACCTGATCCCTGATGATTCCCTTGAGTATAGGCACCAAATAAATAGCCAGTGAAATTTTTAGAACAAGCAGCTAGGACATTGATTTGACTCCAATCCCCGAAATGAGTTCGACTGGAATTTGATGCAGGATTGACTCCAATATCGTTCAGTATTCCATAACCAAAACCAGAAGTTGCTGTGTCTGTTTCGTCTATATTTACAATAACTCCATCTGAAACGCTGGCATCCGCTCCAAAAGCAGCATGACTAGCAACATCTAAATCGTCTGATACATTAAGATCGTTGAATGTAGGACTATCAGTAGAAGCGAGAGCTTGATCAGTTCCACCAACGTATCCCCATTGACCGGCTGTAATAGTCGCGGCTCCAATATTTTCTAATTGCTGGATTTCAACAGTGACTAGATTTTTTAATTCAGCTGGGAATCCACTAACATCGGTTTCCAAAGTATTAACATCAGTTTCTAAAGCTGCAATATCAACCCCATCCACACTTCCGGTAACTGTGATATTTCCGGTAACTCCAAGGGTAGAGGTTAAAGTTGCACCAGCAAAGGTAGGAGAAAAGTCTGTTGTTAAATCTTGGTTAATAGCAGAATTTGCTTCAACCGTCAACGTTGTAGCAGGATTTGGGAAATTGAAATTTGCATCCGAATTAACTGTAAGATTCCCGGATAAATCTATTGTCCGATTACCACTGTTAACTTTGAAATTTAGAATCCGATCAGACGTATCATTCTCATTCCAAGTAAGAGTAAGATTATGCGATCCATCTATGTCTGGTAAATTACCGCCTCCTACTATAGATGAAGCGGTAAGAGTGCCAGCTAAAACCAGGTTTCCAGTTTTATCCAAGGTCAATGCACTAACACTATCTCCAAGAAGATTTAGGAGATAATGACCGGAGCCAGTATAATTCCAATAAATACAATCCTGAGTCGTTCCACCATATTGGCCATAGATAAAACCATCCCACCAAAGTGGAACCCCTCCTCGCCCATCCAAACTTCGATAAACCCAGCCCCTTCTAATTCTTACATCCGAGCCCTGTCCAAAGACTTGGATAGGAATCAGAAAAAAGATTAGAAGGAAAATCAGAAAATGATTTAATCCCCATTTCCTCACTTGATTCTACCTCCTTAATAGAACTCGATGGCTATAATGAAAGCTGCAGGATTCTCTCCAGCTTTCACTAATAGAGTACCAACTATCTGGTTCTCCTCATCTTGATTGACATAAGGCCAATTAGTACCATCTATTTGAGCTTCATCGCTAGCCGTAGTAAATGCTGTCCACATATCCTCATACAATATTTCCCAAGCAAGTCGTGTATTTTTTCGATAAAACCGAAGACCTCGAATTGTGGAGACGACTGCATCCTTTGCAGCATTCATTGGAGTTATGATTATGCGTGTGATCATCATAGAATTCGGCAAACGAACACCATCATAATCAGAAGTTATCACAAAGTTTGCTGATCCCCCTGCTGTTATAACTCCAGATTCTGGAACCGTCGTCACAATTAGTCTATCTGGTCTAATACCTATTCGGCCACCCGCTGACATCTAAATCCCTCCCTCTCCAAATTCTAATAAACCCTTCCCTCCACATATTCTGGAGGATCTGTAGACTTGGTTATTTTGGCTTCCATCTCAGCTTCCAAGGAATCTGTCACAACCATCTCAGCTAAAGTATAGTCAGGCCAAGGGGTATAGACATACTCTTCCTCAACAACTTCGAGAGTATAAACCCTGGTTAACATTGCTTTGAGAGCTCTATCTCTACTTGACCATTTTCCGTCTAAGACCGTTGCTTCAGATTCGCCTATCTTAATTGTGACAGCCATTACATTCCCCTCAAAGTCTTCCACATAAAGTCAAAATATCCTGGATCTTTTTTAGCTAAGGTCAAAGGCTGGCTATGGTAAAATTGAAGTCCCATGCTTATGATTTCAGTGTCTTGGGGGTATCTTTTCCCCATATAAGGATGCAAAAATCTATCTTTATATGCTCTCTCATTTCTTCTATATCCATCGCCAAGCCAGGTCGCTTGTTCCCCTCGAGTCCTATCAGTTAAGAATTGTCTCGCTTTTCTTCTTACTTCTGGACTGGTCTGTTCCAGGTGATGGCCCATTTCATGGATTACAGTTTTACGATCTCCACGTTTAACTGAAATATGTATACTACCTCTACTAGCATAAGACCTCGGTTCACTAGTTCCGTAAGCATAGACATGTTTTTGCGTCATAACTTTGGGATCTACATATTTTCCATAGTCTTCCACTCCACCTTTAACAGCGTTTTGCACTCTCGATATTTCTCCAGAAGCCATGTTAATTTCCATCTTAGTTCCCTTGGGATTGGCCTGGAGTTTAACTTTGATGGCTTCATTTGCAGCTTTACTTTCTTTTCTCTGTTTTTCTCTGAGATCTATTACTCGATTAGAGTGTTTATCCATCTCAGCTTTATCGCCCCTCTTTTTTGCTGCCCACATATCCGCTTTAGCACTTTTTATTTCAGCTCCTATCTCCGCTGATCTAGCAGATTTCTCTGCTGACATTCGTATTATTTCTTCTCTCGCATCTTGTGCTTGCTCATCTGGCGTCCTAGTTGGAGGGGCAACTGGAACTTTTTCTCTTTTCTTAGTTGCTCCCTCCTCTTCTTCCAATCCCCCAAATCCTGGAGCAGGGGTAACTCCGGGACCTGGTCTTGGTGAAGTAGACCAATCTTGATTTTCTGTAACCGGAATAACTGTACATCTACAGTTAAAATCGATAGGTGGCCACCAGATTTTCCAAATAGGATCTCCTCTGGGATAGACATTTCCATCCATCGCAGCATGATTAGCTCGAGTGACCTCGTCTAAAATAGCAGAGAATTGAAAAGCTGGAACATAAGCAACTACATCAGGATCATCGTATAATTCTTTCCTTCCTCGATTATATATATCATTGAATTGAGTTCGAAGAATTGTATCGAGATGATATGCTTTTATAGGTTCCCCAGTTCTTTCACGTCCGTAAGCAGTTCCTGTGTATTCAATGGCTCGCTGCCTAACTTGATGCTCAAACTGTTCAAGGTCCCAACCTCCCTCAATAGATTTAATCAAAAGATCTTGAACATTGCCTATGGTATCTTTCTCAATCACACCAGCGATTGTGAAAGCTTTGTTTTTCTCTCTTTGAACTATTTTCCCTATATCCCGTTTGAGAATTGGAGTTGGAATCTTTTTAGCGAATCTCTCTAAAGCCTTGGTTGGCAAGACTTTAGTAAAATCATTTGAACCGGTAGCGAATGCAGCAGTGAATGCTTCCACTCCACCAACTTCCTCAAGCTTGATTTTCTTTCCTAAGGCAGTTTGAACTTCATCGAATCCAGCTTCTTTGCCCAGGAAAAAAGCATACATCAAAGAATTGAGAGCCTCGACTCTGATAGTGCGAGGATTTATGGTAACCTCTTGCATTGCTCTATAAGCTTCTCTAGGTTTAAGATTTAAGATTTTCTTGGCTTTGACTTGTTTCACTACCGAAGAAATGAGTTCGGATACGGATCCAGCGATGGAGGTAGAAGAAATTTCTACCCAATCTTCCATCGTCTCTTCTAATTTCCTCGGATCAAATCCAGCTCTCTCTTCATAAATAGTAAGAGATCGCAGTTCCTGGAACAGCGTGACTTCTTCTTCCCTATATTCTTGCTGTGATCGTTTTAGACTTTTGAGAATTGCATCTAAGATATTAGAGTTGGGATTGTTTTTGAATCTCTGACTAGCTTTCCCATCATTTGTCTCTTTAATAGAATCTATAGCCAAACCCCATCCTTCTTCTGCTGCCTCTTTCACATGTTTCTTTACAAATCGCTTGAGATGATTTGTACAAAACCACGCATGTCCCATACCTTCAGCCCAGAGGACCTCAAATGTAGGAGGACTGGAACAATCCATGCATTTAGAAACTGGGGGCTCAGCGAGCTCATCTGGACCAACAGACGTCTTCCTCAATTTTCGTTTTTCGCCCGCGCCCACGCGCGTGTCATTTATCTTATCAATGTCAACGTCTTCAACATCATCTTCATCTTCGTCTCCATTATCAACGTCAGTATCTGGTTTCTTTTCTGGAGGTTTAGTAATAAAAGGACTAGACGATGGGAGGCCTAGATAACTCCTAACCCACTCCTCGCTTGGATCTATGAGTTTTGCTGCTACCAACATAGTTAGAATTTTCGCTTTAGCCTCAACATTTTCTTCTGACAATGTATCCCACTTAAATTCTGGATAACCTTCTACTCTCCAATTATAATCTACCATTCTCTTTATCAATTGTTCGAGAAGAATGGGTTCCTCAATTTCTTTTCCAAGTCTATCCAGGATTAGAAGAAAGACATCAAAATGTTTTTTGCCCAAAGCATAGGATCCAGGACCTGTCGTTTCAGTAAATCCGATTAGATCCGGAACTAAAATGCCTCGAGAGATAGATTTATTGTGGAATTCTATGGCCTGTAGAAACACGTCATGGCCTGTAGAAGCGTTTTCCTTTATATCTACCTCTAAATTGTCAGGTATGACGGCTGCTGTGGCAATCTGGACACGCTTGAGCATATTGAGAAGATTATCTCGAACTGTTTTTGGAGTTCCTTGAGGATAAAAGCCGAGGATGATTGGTGAGGGGAATCTCTCAAGCCAGATATTCCAGAATTTTATCAGGACATCTTTTGAAAAGATATTGCGATAGACTGCTCTAAGATCCGAGGTCCCATACCAGTTATCAAATTCTTTTTGGTATGAATAAACAATGAATTTACCAGGATCCAGTTTTTTATTTTCAGTAGCAGCTTTTTGAAGGATATATTCCAAGTTATCGAATCCATCTGTTTTCAATTCAAAGTTATGGGGTTTCCTGGTTTTCAAAGCTTTGAGACCAATCTTACCTTTATATCGCTCATTCTCTATTATCTTCCACACAATCTCAGTTATTGAGAAACCATAATCTAAAGCTGACATGATTTCGAAAAGATCAGATTCGATTGTCCCATTCATTTGGTGAAAATTCCATTGAATGAAATCTGCTATCATTCTATCTTGTTCAGAATTTGAATAGGGAACGATTTTCCAAGGGGTGGATAGACGTGCGACTTTTTTCGTAGAAAGAACAGCTTTGACTTGATCATCTAATCGAAGACTGTCATAAATTGCTATTCCCTTTCTACCAACTAAGGTATCAGGATTATATGGGGTAATATCATATTCCGCGTAAATGGCAGATTTAGAAGAAGAGATTTCATCAAGTTCAGGTTTTGGTAAAGTCGCTTCTTCAGCCATCTTGACTTCTTCATCAGCCATTGCTACTGTGTCTATAACCTGGGATGGCTGAGGTTCGGGGGAATATTTTTCTATGAATCTCGTCAAAAGATTATCGACTATTCTCATTTTATATTCGATTCACCAATCCATTCTATGGGAGTCTACCAATCCATTCTATGGGAGATCAATAAATCTTCATCTCCTCGTTCTCTATATCTTGGGACAGAGACAGCTCCAATATCTAAACCTCTGTAAGATTCTATAGTTTCAAGAGAATCCCCGATTAAAAGTTCTTTGGCAATCAAGGCAAGGGAGGCGGGAAGACTGAGGGCTAGTTGATAGGCTATTGCTGTGGCTATTACTCTATCATCGAACTCGCCCGCTGATGCTCCCATTTTTCCATTATCATCCTCAATGAAAGTGCTCATCTCAGCGATAGTCTGAGGAGTGGCGATTCCTATAGTTCCCTCTATCATGGCTTCTACAAGATCTGTTATCATTTGAAGCTTGGTTGCTCGATTAGGTTGCCAACCAAGTTTTCTTTTCCCCTTCTCTCTTTTACCAAGTCTGATTCTAGGTTTACTGGTAGAATAATATAAATTGGGATAATGCATATCTTGGAGTTTGGTTAAAACTATGGCCCCATATTTTTCGTTCTCAACTGCGAGCTTAGCATTATTATATTGTACGCCAAGACTGAATAGGGTTTTAGCGAAGAGTCTAGGTTCTTGCCTACCATGGATTTGATGGACCTCATTTCTAAAGTTATCCATGACAACAGCACAAGCTGGATTTCCTGAGCCTTCTGAGCAATCTGCGCCTATTACATAAGTTTTGTCTTTTACTGGGGGTTCATATTGGCTCCGGAGAATGGGAAGGGTATCATTATCGTACAAACATTCGTAAGGAAATATTGTTCCCTCTCCCCCTGTCAATTTACAATCCCATTCTCTATCAATATCTATTTGTCTCATTCCTTGAGTTGCTCGTTTGATCCACTCAGGATTATCTCTAAGGGGATGGACAGAGTAATGAACCCGGACCGCTACATAACCATTGGAAAGTTTATTTGGTTTTAATATCTTATATTGGGAATTTTGAGGGTCCATGGTCTGCTAAATTACGGCTAAGGAGGTAAAATAACACTCCGGTTTATAATTTTTTCTTTGGTTTGATCCCACAAAGTCTTGCGGCTCCAGACTTTGGTCCTTTTTTCTTAGATTTACTTGCATTTGTATAGTATAGATAGCTGGTCCTTGTTGATTTCTATAGCATCTCGTAAGAGTCTGCTTTATAGTAACTACAAGTGCTGGCATAGTCAGCTTCTGTAGAGAACTAAACTTTACTAAAACTGCCTCTAAACTGCCTTCCCATGCAGTCCTCATTCTCAGAAACTGAATCCTCATTGGTTCCCACTTAGTTCTCATTCTCTGACATTGGCTTCTCATTAGGTCCCATTACCTGCTCATTTGTTTCCATTAGACTGCTATTGATTCTTGTCTAATTCCATTTCCTAAAGAATGGCCCCTCGCCAGGCTTTGTAGCTTACCTATTTCTGCCCATTGAGTCTTCATTAGATCCCATCTAATCCCCGTTCTCAGAAACTGAATCCTCATTGGCTCCCATCTGGTTCCCATTCTCTGGCATTGGATTCTCATCGGATCCCATCTAGTTCTCATCCTCAGAAACTGACTCCTCATTGGTTCCCATCTGGTTCCCATTCTCTGGCATTGGATTCTCATCGGATCCCATACTCTGTCCGCTTGTTTCCATTGAATTCTTATAGAACGGCTGATCATCAGGCTTTGCAGCTTATTTTGATTTACCCCCTGGACATGCCCCCGATCATGGGGATTTAGCGATTTTTTTCCTCTCCAAATTCTCTGCCATGTAGACTCCGTGATTTTTTTCCTGTTCATGTTACCATCCATGTAGATTCAATAGGTTTTTTCCTATCCATGTTACCGATCATGTAGAGCCCCCAATTTTTTTTCTGCTTATGTTACCGACCATGTAGATTCAATAGATTTTTTCCTGTCCATGCTCCCGGATATGTAGATTTAATGGCGATTTATTAACATTTAGCTCACAATTTATTAACATTTAGAGAATTTTTACATGGCCGAGAATATGGATAAGAAAAAAATCGTTAAGTCTACATGGCTGAGAATATGGAGAATGAAAAAATATGGAAACCTACATGACTGAGAATATGGATAAGAAAAAAATATGGAAACCTACATGACTGAGAATATGGGGAATGAAAAAATTACTGAGTCTACATGGCAGAAGATTTGAGAAGAGAAAAAATTATCAAATCCCCATGGCCGATAGCATGGGCAGGGATTTATTAACATTTAGATCAATATATTCCCTTTTTAGCCCATTTATTGGGAAGATTTCTTGATTTTTCCTCTTTATTTTCTCCTGCCATGTAGAGTTAATGGTTTTTTTCCTTTCCAAATTCCCAGTCATGTAGATTCAGTAATTTTTTCTCTCTCAAAATTCCCAGCCATGTAGATCCGATGATTTTTTTCCTACTCATGTTACCGACCATGTAAAGTTACTGATTTTTTCTCTGTCCATGTTACCGATCATGTAGACTCAATAATTTTTTTCCTGCTCATGTTACCGATCAAGGGATTTTGATAGCTATCAAAAGGTTTTGTTCTCTATCAATAGGTTTTGATCTTTAACATAAGACCTCTCAAATCTGCTTCTATTTCAGTTCAGCGGGCTCCATATTAGCCCATCTGCGTCCTATTTAATTGCGACTGATACTTAACCTCATTAACCTCAAATTTCTCTCTAATGGTCCTCTCTATATTCCATGGTTTATTTGTAGTTATAGATTGCAAATCTTCATCTGAAAAATCTCTTGCCTCAGTTCCTTTCCAGGTAATCTTGTCGGATCCCATATTAGTCCACTGAGCTCCTACTTATTCGTGTCTGATACATAACCTCGTTTAATCTCGTTAGATCCCCATTGATCCATTTAATCCCAGCATAAATTTGCTTGGATAAAGTGTAATTGCTCTTCATAACACACATTATGGGACCTCGTCTTTATTCGGAAAAAGTTGATTCAAACCCTGGAATACCAAGGATTGAAGAGATTTGTCTTATTAGTTGATTTAGCATCTGTAAAATTATCCAGTCAAAATGGACCTTAATGTCAACTCTGTATAATCAATACTCGAGCTCAGTTGAATTCCAAATTCTTGCCAACAAATTTCCACTTCCATTAGACGAAGATAGAATCACGAACTTACCTTTATCTCCTAATGATGGGCGCGCACCTCGATAAAAATCTTCGGCTCCTTTAATAAAGGCAGCTTCATCCATAATTATCCGAGTGGCTGAGTGAGTTCTTGTCGATCCCTTACCTACAGAAGGCAAAGCAACTAAACGAGATTTTAGAAATTTGAATTCTAATTCTTTTTTTGTTTCTGTTCCAAGGGCAGGTTTAAGAAATGGGGGATTGTTATCATAGACATATTTTGCTCTCGCGATCATCTCCTGTACTTCGCCTTGTCTCCAAGAAACGAATATATTAAGAATCCCATAATTCATTATTGCTTCCCAAAGAGAATAGATTACTACTAACCAAGTAACAAACATTTGGCGAGATTTTAGGATAACTAAGAATTGTTCATTCTCAAGCAATCGGGTAAGATCATAGAGAAAGTCATAATCAGCAGGAAATTTTCTTTTTCGATTCTCTTGTGTATCCAGAGTATATGCATAATTAGCCATATAATACCATGGATCTTTGCATCTCTGCAATTCAGCTTTAATTTCCTCAGTTGACATTGATTTGATTTGGTCAGCTGTCATTAACTTGGTCCTTATTCAATTCAAGTAATAATTCATCTGCTGATAAACCAGAATCTGCTATCTCAGTTTCCTTCATTTTTTTACATTCAGACCGGACATAAAGAGAAGCTTGAGCTAAATAATAAACATCGAGAGGAGATGCAGCAGAACCAGATGTTGAGGCGACTTCTACTCTTTGTTCCAGAAGACTAAGAATTTGCTTAGTAAGCTTCCCATTGGCTTCAATCTCAATTCCTTCAGCTCTTAAAACTTTCCATTCGGATTTAACTGTCTTAAGAGACTGGACAAGTTGATAGATTTCTTGGGCTCCTAGAAAAACATCTGGAGCAAGAAGCATCAACATTCTTTTTTCTAAACTATGGAGAATCCCTATAGCAGCTTTGCCCGAGTCAAGTTGTTCTAACTCATGCATAGATTTTATGGATTCTTCTGTAATTTTAGGAGTTCTTTTTATTGGGGGAGAGTCAAGAACAGGGACATCAAGAGGTCTACGTAAATCTTTAGGAACATTGGTTTCTCTTTTGTTTCCCAGATAATGGCCCGAAAGTTGTAATTTTTTATCTAGCCAATCTTTGAACTGTAATACTTCTTCAGTTAAGAACCAATAACCTTGTCCTAGAGATCCGGTACGACTTTTCTTATTGTGTTGGCCAACTCTATGAAAAACCTCAAATCGCAAACGACCCATTTTGATATATTTTCTTAAAGTTTCCCAATGGTATCCTGAAAGATTTACAGCTTGAGTTGAATTGATCAGATGTTTTCCTTCAGGCATTTCGCCTTCATGTTCTTTCATCCAATATAAAACTCTTTCTCTCTCAAAAAAATTCCGAGAGGACTTTCCTCTAAAAATCTGTTTAACGGGGAAATCTTTTGTTTTTATATATGTTTTGATTGATCTTCTAGTATACCCAGTTAACTCTTCAACTTCGCCGATAGACATTAACTCCCCTGTTTCTATTGCGTAAGAATCTCTTTCTTCTTTAATTTTTAGGATTTCCGTTCGAGAATAGTGATTGATATAACCAGTTGGGGAATGTTTGCCCGGAGGAGGTTTTCTTTGAAGGCGGAATTCAATAGAACCACTTTTATAGAAATAAGCAAAAGCACCAACACCCATACCAAGAATCTCGGCAGCTTCCGTTGTAGATATTAGATCAGATTCGTCAATTTCAGGTTCCATAATTAAAAAGAGGGGGGAGTTGACGAGACCGACCAGAAATCTCGTCAACTCACAGGATACGTCATTAACCTACCTCACTGAGAGAGAAAACGCCTGCAATTGTTATTATAGACCGAAAAGATATTTTTGTAAACAAAAATTGTTTCTTTTGGAGATTTTATTATACGATAAAGCCTAATATTTCGTCAATAACCTCAAATCCGGCCAAAGGAGACCTCTAATGAGAGAGATAGAAGGAGCTACTATTGAAAAAGAAATAGAAGAAATGGAAAATTACATCTTTTTCTTTACTATGACAGATTGTGGACCTTGCAAAATCGCAGAAACCATCCTTGAATCCTTTGAAAAAGATTTATATCCTATCCTCAAAATTTCCTGCGAAACCGATCCCTCAATAGCAAATTTATATGGAATTCAATCAGTCCCAACTATTATTATCTTCAGAGAAAAACAGGAAATAAAAAGAGTATTGGGCTGGGTAATAGACCACATTGCTACTTTGCTTGAATTTGGGGGAAAGACATAAAGGATTCAGTCCATGAAATCCATCGGAGAATTTATGAAATTCTTCCGAGGACTTGAGGACGGTTATGGTGAAGAAGTAAATGGCAAAATCAAAAATAGAAAACGACCAGTTACTGGAGCCATTTTCCGTCATCATCTCCTCGGAAGAAGAAAAATAGGTATTTACCCTTTAAGACGAGATGGGACATGCTATTGGTCATTGCTTGATTTTGATGGAGAAGGAGAAGAAAAAGAGGAAATAGAAAAGAAAGCTAAATTAGTTTATCAAGAAGCCTTAAAATTAGGAATTGAACCAGCTCCAGAAAGATCATCTTCTGGAATTGGAATACATCTTTGGTTTTTCTACAAAGACAGAGTGCAAGGATGGAAAGTCAGGAAACTTCTATTTTCTCTTTTAGAACTAGCCGGATTAGAAGATGATTCTAAAATCGAAGTTTTTCCCAAGCAAGACGAATTAGGGCCAAAAAATTGGGGTAATTTTGTATTTCTGCCTTTACAGGGTAAATTGAGAAAAGAGAATAAAACAATTTTCCTTAACTGGGAAGGGGACATAGATTTTGAAGGAATTAGGATCCTAAAGAAAGAATTAAATGATTTAGTCCCAGAAAGATTAAATCCAAGAAGAAAACAGTTCAGTATAGGGAAAAAGACAGCCCTCGAGATTCTCGCTTATTTTGATGTTGAATTAAAGCAGATGGAGATAAAAAATGACGAGATTTGGGGGCTTTGTCCTTTTCATAAAGAAACTAAACCGAGTTTCTCCATAAATAATAAAGCTAAATATTACTATTGTTTTGGATGTGGAAGAAGAGGATATATAGATTCTGTAATAGAAGAACTAGCTGGGGAAAAATTCACTGAACTAGCTAGACAAGCTCGAATAGAAGAAGCGGAAGATAAAATATACAGTAACAGAGAGGGAGAAGACATAGAAATAGCAGACTTTGGTTTTAGGATTAGTCAACTGTATAGGATGGACAATGGAGAGATAATGAGAGAGTTTATTTTTAGTCAGACTGGGAACAAACTAAAAGTTTTGACTCCAGGACAAGCAATTGGAACTAGGATCAACTTTAAGAATTACTGTCTAACCCAAGGACCATATCACTTCAAAGGGAATGATTTTGATCTCCAGAAATTGGTAAAAGATAAAGATGAAGAGGCTATGAGGAAAGGAATATGCATTTCACATAATGACTTTGGATTCAGAGATCCTACCAGTTTCGATACTACTCGATTCATAGTTAGAAAAGGAAAAGTTCATTTTCCCGACGAGGACGGTATTTTTAGAACTGAAGGCGAAATTCTGAAAATGGAAGTAAGCAAAGATATTGCAGATTTTTGTCCATTCTCTAAGACTCCTCAAGAATTTCTATCAAAAGGAAAGAAAACCAAAAGAAATCTGTTGTCCATATTTAGAAAAGTATATCCAGATAAGGAAATTGAAATAGTTCTTGGCTGGACATTCGCTTCTATTTATTCTCCAGAGATTAGAGCATATTTAGATATGTTTCCTATTTTATTCTTAGTAGGACCTAATTCAACTGGTAAAACATGCTTGGCGAGAAATTTATTGGGATTATGGGGAATGCAAGCAGTTTTGACAGTCGGCAAAGGTTCAACATATACTGGAGTTAAACGAGCCTTAGAATCTCCTCTCGGGACGCCCGTGTGCGTGGATGATTATAGAAATATGTGGGCAATGCAGGAAAAGGACGATCTTCTAAGAAGCTCATTCGATTCAATTCCTGGTTTCAAAGGCAAGAAAGAGGGTAGAAAAGTTTATAAGGAATTAGCGACAGCCACTTTAATTGGGACTGGTGAAGAGTTACCAGTAGATACTGGTCTCAGAGCTAGATTGATTCCGGTTAGATTAGAAGTAAGAGATCATCCTGATACAAAAGCTTTCTCTGAATTAGAACAAACTATCTTCGATTACTCGCCCATTCTAATAGAAGAAATAAGAAAGAAATCATCTAAAAGATGGCAAGATTTCCAAAGTAAAATAGATCTCATATCTGGGTTATTCTTTGAATTACTTCACCATTCAAGACAAGCTAAGATTTGGGCAATCCCAGTGGCTGGGTATTATCACTTCTTCAATGAAAAACCAACACGAGAAAAAATACGAGCATTCGTGTCTTCTGCCAAAGAAGAAAAAACAATAAGAGAAGAAGAGGACTTGGTTTCTGATTTCTTGATTACTTTGGATACTTTATTGGGAGAAAATAAAATCACTGATGGGACTCACTTCATAATAGAAAGCGATAAACTTTATCTTAGATTAAAACCTTGCCACCATATTTGGGCGGAGAGATTGAGTAGACGGAGAGAAGAAGTTAAATATACTAGACTTAGAACTGAATTGGAAGGAAAGAAATATACTATTTCTGTGAGCCAGAATAAAAGATACCCCCCAGGTACAGGATTAAATCTAAAATATGTGGTAATAAATCTAAATAAAATACCAGAAGATCTAATTCCTACTTTTCTTCAGAGGCTTTCTAATGAATAAAACAGATACAAAAAACTGTATCCAAAAAACCCTGATTTACCAAGGGTTTGAAGAACAAGATACAAAACGAAAAAAGTTTGTATCCGTCTTTTGTATCAGGAAAGCCTGGCTAAGTCAGCCTTTATACATTCTTGATACAAAAACAATATATATATATACATATATACTACGCGCGAATTTGGCTTTTTTATTTTTACATGCACTAGTGCTCATTATGGCCAATAAAAATTTTTCGTTTTACGTCGTTAAAAAGTCCCCCAGTGTAAAAATCGTCGTCGTTTTTGTATCACAAGCTCTAAAACCAAGCACTGTCAGTCTTTAAGCCAAATCGTTTTTGTATCTTAGTTTTTGTATCCCAAACCTTTTGTCTTTATTATATATATATATAATAAAGCTACAAATTTTAGAAGGAGAGATAGAAATGGAAGACAAAGAATGCTTCATTCCCTTTGGTGAAGATCACAAAAAGATCCGATGTTCAGAAGAAGAGTGTGGGATGTGGGATGAAAATGGTGAAAGATGCGGTTTTCTATCTATTGCCGTACGATTAAATGAAATGATTCCAATGTTAGAAGTTATACAAGTAGATGGGTTATCTCGTAGTAGAAAAGGAGGTGATTAGAAGTGGGACCAGAAGGAGAAAAGAAGTTGTGTTTCTTTCCCCAATCCAAAGGTAGAATTGATTGTTGTGAGAATACTTGTGTACTTTGGGATGATATTCTCAATGTATGTAGATTTGTGTCCCTTTGCATTTCTATAGACCAGATTCCAGAACTTTTGGAAGAGATAAGGGATAATATTCCCCCAGCTCAACTTTTAGAATAAAAAGGTGATCAGAAATGGAAAAGAAACTTTGTTTCATGTACCACAAAGATTGTAGTAGAGAAAGATGCATGGCTTGGGACGAATCTCTTGAAGGATGCAAATTCATAGAAATTCCCTC